TAGGGTATTTGGTAGATGAGGATGACATAAGGATAGTAGTACACGACTCTCTCACGGAGGATGGTGGTTCAGGTGGAGAGAGTGTTATTTTACAATCCTGCGTTCGTAAACGCTGGGTAATTGAGGTACAAGATACTTAGCTCTGACAAGAGGAGTAAAAAATGAGTGAAGATGAAACAATCCTTGGTAAGGCACAAAACTTAACCACTGGAGAAAGACAAAAAAAATACGGACACCCGTCTATCGACTTTAACAGGGCAACACGCATGTATAAGGTTATTGATGAATCCGATATGGATGACTTACTGAAGCACCCTCTCAGGATGATATGCATAAAAATAGCTCGTCTAATGCAGACACCGGACCATATAGATTCTGTAATAGACATAGCAGGATATGCGAATACGTACGGAATGGTTTTAGAGAAGCTTAAAGCAGAAGACGCGGAGATACTTGCTCAGACAACGAATCCCCTAGCCCCATCATTCTATACGAACGATGATACAAAGTAATGTTAATATTCATTGCTTCATTTGTTTTCGTATCCCTTAAAGCCTTCCAACAGTTAAATGTTGTCGGTGGACACTATAGGTTAGTTATACCTACTGGTTTCCTAATGGCTATAGCTGAAATAACGATAGTGCTTGAAGTGGTAGAGCAGTCGTCTTTGTGGTCAACTATACCAATGGGGCTAGGTGGTTCGTTGGGGGCAATCTTATCAATGTACTTACATAAAAAGTACATCCGCAAAGAGAAAATTATGGCTAAGTCGTAAGCGATTTTTAACTATGAGATATGGTTTAAATGTGTGGTCACTTACAATAGGTGGGAACCTCCTAGATTGGGTTCCCACTAGCCACCTAAATAAAGCTTGACAGAGTCAAACGTATAGCTATACTTGCTATACACCAAGAGGAGAAAGTAAATGATATCCGAAGACTTAGTACGGGCGTATCTTAGAATACGTACAGCTAGAGAAGAACTTATAGCTAAACATAAAGCAGAACTGGCAGGACTAGAAACAGATAGGGATATTATAAGTGCGCAGTTGCTTGATATATGTAAGAACGAAGGACAGAACGGATTTAAAACAAACGCAGGGACTGTATCACGTAGAACCCAGTCAAGATATTGGGCGAGTGATTGGGAGTTAATGTATGAGTATATAAACGAACATGAAGCTCCTGATTTATTGGAACAACGTATTCACCAGAAGAATATGAAAGTGTTCCTTGAAGACCACGAACCCCCACGAGGGTTGCAGCAAGATAGTAAGTATGTAATTTCAGTACGTAAACCAACAGCAAAATAATTTCCTGAGGAGGAAAACATATGAGTAACGTAATCATCTTTAAAAACAAAACTCCGAGTACCACGAACACCCGTGAACTAAGCCCTCTGGCAAAATCATTATCTTCTGCCAGTTCTTCACGTAGAATCCAAGCGAATAACAACGGTACATTTAAACGCATCTTCAATGGAGAAGCGATTGGCAAACCTTTACGTGGGGAGCTTAATGTCATTATTGTTAACGCACTTCCAAAAGTATCCCGCATTTACTACGAAGCAGAGTACGACCCTGATGGTGAGCCAACTATGCCTAACTGCTGGTCGAATTTAGGGGATACCCCCGAATCACAAGCCTCTGACCCTCAGAATAAAAACTGCAGGGGTTGCCCTCAGAATATAAAAGGGTCTGGTAAATTAGGTGGAAGAGCTTGCCGCTATCAGCGTAGGTTGGCAGTATTAGTTGAAGGGGACAACTCCGGTAATCTGTATCAGTTCAATATACCAGCTAAGTCTTTATTCGGTAAAGGTCAGGATAATACCCACCCGTTTGAAAGCTATGTTAAATTTTTAATTGCTCATGGGCAGTCTATAGATAACGTAGTTACGACTGTAGCGTTTGATGACGATGAAGATGGTATGGTCTTAAACTTCACCCCCTTCCGTGAAATTTCTGATGATGAGTATGCACAGGTTCAGGAGCTTCAAGCTTCTACGAATGCTATTCGGTATACTAGAATAACAGTATCCCAAACAGACGGGGTTAAGAAACTTCCTGCAGCTAAGGTTACACACTCAGATGAACCTGAGGTTGAAGCTAAAGAAGAAGAAAAACCGAAGAAGCGTGGAAGAGGGAAAGCTAAAGCCAAAGCTGAAGAACCTGCGCCCGACATATCTGATGTAATTAGTAAGTGGGCTGTAGACGACGAGCCTGAGGTGGGATAATGAGTGTTGGATATAGTCTCGACACTATTGTCGCTAATAAACTCGCTAATGGTAGGAAAATAGGGGTTAAGCTAGGTAGAGTTTGTATAGACCGTGACATATCCGTTACGGCTGTCGCTAAGAGATTTAAAGTTAGTAGGCAGACAATTTATAATTGGTATACAGGTGTATATGAACCTAGTAAAGCCCTAACCCCCCGGATACGTACGTATGTAGACAGTTTGCAAGCGTAGCCGTAATGGACTTACTAAAAGCAGTACACCCCGACGGTGGATGGATTGCCATCGTCGGGATAAAAAACGGACGGGTTAAACAAACCCTTGTTGAAACCCGAGAAGAAGCCGACACGCTTATAACTGCACATAATAAAAGAGGAGCAGACGTATATTTTGGTGTTGCGAAATATACAACAGGAAACGACCGAACTAAGAGTAACGTCCAAGCATTAAAATCCCTATGGGTGGATATTGATTGTGGGGAAACGAAAGCCATAATTAATGAGAAGACGGGTAAACCTGAGGGGTATTTAGATAAAACCAGCGGGTTAAATGCATTGCAGGGGTTCTGCAAACTAGTAGGGTTACCTAAGCCCCTATTGGTAGATTCTGGACGTGGTATACATGCGTATTGGATATTAAAGCATGCTGTTACTCGTGAAGTATGGGAGCCTCTAGCGACACGATTTAGGGAGTTATGCCTATTACATGACTTCTATGTAGACCCCGCTGTTTTTGAGGCAGCTAGGATTCTCCGAGTACCTGAGACTCTTAATCATAAGGATACCCCACCGACTGAGGTTAAAATTTTAGATACAAGGGTGTCCTCAGACATCTCAATCGAGACTATGAGTACGTTATTAGGGGTAATAGAGAAACCCAAAGCGCTTATTAAACGAGAGCTGTCCCCTTTGATGCAATCCATGCAGGATAATTCTGTATCTAGTTTTAGTAAAATTATGGTTCGAAGTGCCCGAGAGGATGGGTGCAAGCAACTGCTTGACTGCTACCAGAACCAAGACACCTTACCCGAACCACGATGGTTTAATGCTCTATCTATTGCTAAATTTTGTAAAGATAAAACCAAAGCTCTCCATGGTATGTCTGAAAAGCACCCAGACTACGACCCCACTACTACAGAAAATAAAATAGCTCATATAGTCGGCCCCCATACCTGTAGTAAATTTGAAATGAATAACCCGGGGGGTTGTACTGGATGCCCTCATGAAGGAAAAATCAAAAGCCCCATTGTGCTTGGTAAGGAATTTCTAGCTGCTACGGAGGAAGATAACGAGGTTGAGGTTAAAGACGAAGCAGGGAAAGTAGAAACACATACGATACCCACCTGTCCATTCCCTTATTATAGAGGTAAGAACGGTGGTATATACCTTACTACGAAAGACGAAGAAGTAGATGATATATTAATCTACGCACACGACCTATATGTCGTAAAGATTATGGTAGACCCCAACGCAGGAGATGTAGTTATCATGAAATTGCATCTTCCGATGGAAGGAGTACGTGATTTTATACTACCCCTAGCTTTCATTGCAGAGAAACGAGAACTAAAAAGTATGTTGGCTAGGAATGGAGTAGCCACCTCTGATAAAAAATTCACTCACCTGTTCGACTTCATCATAAAGTCCATACAGGAGTTACAGTATAAATATAAGGCAGAAAAAATGAGACTACAATTTGGATGGGCAGACAGACATAGTAAGTTTATCATTGGAGACCGAGAGATAACTGCAGATGGCACCTTCCATAGCCCTCCATCCTCTGCTACTAAAGACCTAGCACAGCATATGCAGCCTACAGGGACGCTAGAAAAGTGGCAGGAAGTGTTTAGCCTATACGATAGGGAAGGTCTGGAGCCACAAGCTTTCGGGGCTCTAACTGCTTTTGGTTCACCGTTACTCTATATATTTGGTCAGAGTGGTGCGCTTATTAACCTGATTCACTCAAAGTCAGGAACCGGTAAGACAACAGTCCTACATATGTGTAATAGCGTATACGGTAATCCGAAGAGACTGTGTTCTAATTTTAACGATTCAATAGTATCCATAATACATAATTTAGGGGTGATGAATAACCTACCCTTTTCCCTCGACGAAATAACCAGCTTTAAACCCGAAACCATTTCCATGCTTACTTATAGTATGACTCAAGGACGTGGTAGGAACCGTATGAAGGCTTCATCGAATGAACTAAGGGTGAATGCCACCACTTGGAATAGCATCACTCTGAGTAGTGCTAACGCATCCTCAAGCGAAAAATTAGGGCAACTCAAGAACAATCCCGAAGGAGAGTTAATGCGCTTAATAGAGTATCGAGTAGAAAATCACGGTGAGATAGATACGGAATTAGCCAAAGAGATGTTCGACCACCAACTAATAGAGAATTATGGGTATGCGGGGGATATTTTCCTCCAGCATATAGTGAATAATCTGGAGAGTGTTGTAATTCAAGCTCTTAATATGCAGAAGAAAATAGATAGGGAACTAGAACTTACTCAGAGGGAGCGTTTCTGGTCAGCCGTAATCGCCGCTAATATCACAGGAGGTACTATTGCTAAAAGCTTAGGGCTGATTGATTGGGATATGAAACGGATTTATCATTGGGTACTGCCTATGTTAAACGAAATGCGGCAGGATTTCACACCCCCTACCACAAATATAATGTCAGTCGTCGGAGACTATATTCACCGTTATATACAGAATATATTGGCAGTAAATGACGCGGGGGATAGGCGTTCCGGACTTAAGGTAGTACCTATATTGGAACCACGAGGGGAACTACTGATACGCTACGAGCCAGATACTAAACTGACATTTTTACTGGTAAAGCACTTCCGAGCGTATTGTGTTGAACAACAGATTAATTATAAAGAAACCATACAAGAGCTTAAATCTAAAGGGATACTAATAGTTTCTGGTAATAAACGACTCTCTAAAGGTATGAAGATAGCTGTCCCAGCAGTTCACTGCTTAACATTAGATTCTTCCGGGACGGATTTCATAGATATGGACGCTATAGTGGGGGTTGTACAGGAAGAAGGAGAGGGAGAAGGAGAAAAAGGAAGTGAATAACCGTAGTTAAATTAAACTAAATTAGAGGATTAAATTATGACAACACGAAAGCACATGACCGCCCACTTACAGGGTATATTAGACGCAGTACCCGCACACGGTGGGAATCCAATGCTATGTACTGAAATAATTAAACGCACCCATAGCGGGTATAAATACTCACAAAACCAAATATCTAGCGGGCTTCACCAGCTAGTTAAACTACATGATTTAGTGTCGGCGGATAAAAACCCCGGTAGTGCAGGATATTTATATGTACGTACGTCGAAAGGAGACAGGAGAGCCAACGGTAAGGCTAATGGTGCATCGAACCTTGACAGGAAACTTAGGCGACCTAAAGAGGCACCCGCTATCCGGAAAACAGAAGCGCGCATTAGGGAAATAGCTCAAGAGTTACAGGATATAAAGATGTGGCGTAAACAGCTTAAAAAGGAACTGCTATATCTGGTATTAAAGTGATAGTTGAGGGGGTACAGTATTCCATTAATTGGAAAAAGTTCAAAAAAGGTACCTCTATTTTTATCCCTTGTAATAATCCAGTAGAAGCGAAGAGGACAATTACTTCAATATTGAAGCGCTTAAGAGTGCGTGTGGATACTAAGGTATCAGTAGTGGATGGAATAAAGGGCTTGCATGTATGGAGGAAATAGTCTAGTATTAAAACTGTTTAGTGCTTCCCCTCTTGGGAGTTTCTTCTCTGGTTTAGCCCCGCACCTCGCGGGGCTTTTTTATGGTCAGTACTTAAGGGTAGCTTTTATTAATGGAGCACCAACCGCCAACTCAGATTTATGTATACCAAACCCTCCAAGAGCGTCACCTAAGGCCCGACTGTCTGCACTACCTGACCTCGAACGCTCTAGTGTTTTATACGTAATTCCGAGAGGCTTCATGCCATACTTAAGGTTAAATTCCATTATATTTTCTAAGGCTTCGTCTAAATCATCCTCGTAATCCCTACCATCTTCCGCATAACTAATCGCCCGGTTATATGCTTGTAGTAACTTACCGCGTTCCTCCACCAGCTTTACTAATACATGTTTTGCTTTAAAATTAAGCTGCTGGATGAAGTCCACTTTGGTACTGGAGAATCCAAGGATTTGCGCAAATGATTTCCCGGCATGATAAAACTCAGCCTCCTTTATTTCTAACTGCTTAGAGCTGGTTAACATCCCCTCTGTACCTAACCGATATGCTTTTAACCCCCCACGTAGGAATGCAGGAGCCAATTTCTCAAGCCCTCTGACGGTATCTCCCCTATTAAAATCAGTAAAAGAAGAAAGCACTTGTTTGGACATACTACCAAAAGCTCCGGTCAAACCGAATAAAGTCGCCCCCAACATTTCTTCAGGGTCTCCAAAAGGAATTTCATTACGGATAAACAAGTTATCTAGACTGGTAGAGGTTCCAAGATTCATATCCGTTAATGCAGAGAATGGTCCTAGAGTAACACTAAGCGCCAAAAGCCTAGCCGTTTCAGGGTCTAAACCCAGAGCTTTAGCTAAAGCACTTTCTTCTCCGAAAAATTCAGGTATAAATGTGTTACGCATCCACACATCTAGGTTAACTTTCCCTATAGGATTCGCTGGGTCTTCATCTGCATCGTCGTCGTCCCAGCCCGCTACATCTCTTATGCCTTCCGCCGCCCCCATAATAACGCTATATAGAGGCATCCCGACTACCCCGGAAATCATCCCCGTCAGACCTAAAGTACCGAAGAACATAGTAGCAGCTGCTTTCCTCTCCTTAGCGTCCCCCATCCATGGCAGCATCATTATAAAATTACGCGTTAAATGAGACACCATCATCACAGGGTATGTGTAGAACTGGAACATTACTGAGAGGAAAGGTCCCTTCATCCATGGAGCTTTGTTATGTTCCGTATATTTAAACAGGACTTCATTTACGACTTTCTTCGCTGCCTCCCTTGCCGCTATCTCAACAGCTGTAGCTCCAAACTCCGGGTCGGCATATTGGATAATCTCTCCCTTTTCATTTTTAATCTCCTTTTTCTTAATAGTACCATCCTCATTTAATATAATTTTATCATCAAGCTTTCCGTCCTTCCTGATTCGCGCTAACTCCAACTCAAAAGCACTCATGAACGTTATTTTTCTAGTAAACGCTTCCATGTGCTGGAACCCTCCAGTCATAAAATTACCAGTAGACTGCATAGCCCTACCAAAAGTACTCCCACGCTGTTCAGAGGAGGTCCTAGCGTAATCAGACATAGCTGCGACATACGTAGACATGAACACCCCAGCTCCATCCGCCCAGTCATATGCACGTTGTAGTCTCACTTTATCGGGGTGTTTATTTACATACTCAGAATTCGCTATATTAGGTGCTCTCCATTTTGGGTCCAGTACCCCCGCCTTAGTCTGTCCCATTCTTTCAATCATTGGAGAGTCATCCAGAGAGAATGATTTAAGCACATTCCCATAGGCTTTAATGATACGTGCAGTGTCTTTAACCCCATATCGGGCTACAAAATACGGAATACCAACAATAGGAATCTGAGTCCCCTGTGCCAAGGCAGAACGACCAGAAGTAAGCATATATAAAAACACACCATACCTACCATACGCAGCGAAAGTCTCAAGATTAAACCCCCTTGGGTCAGGAGATTTTAATTCCCACATTGCGCGGTTTACTGCCTCCTCCAAAAATATTCTAGCTCTTGGATTACGTAGCTTGGTCATTTGCTCCCTACCTTCTTCTGTAGTGGTATCAGGTTGTAGGGCATCCTTTTCTATTCTTCGCAACTGCCCAGCATATCTTAGTCGAATTAGCTGGTTACCCGCTGCCTTTTGGGTGGAAGCAAATACTCGTTGTACATCCGTGCTAAAACCTGCATAGTTTTGACGTTCCTTAAAACGCTTCCGAATATCATTTTCCGCAAGTCCGGATAAGTACAACTGATATAAGGCATCTTCGATTGCACTTATTTGGGTTGTGGTAATACTCCCATTTTCTTTAAATTTATTAATAAGTTTATAAGTATCTGTAAGCATCTTCCCTATCGACGCATCCTTAGCAATTTTTGAACTAAGTTCATTTCCGTGGCTGAAGTCTCCACTCGTATACAACTCTTCAAGGGTGTAGTTCACCCCCTTTTCCTTAGAGTATTCCTCCAATCTCAATCGAGCAAACCTATCCCGTCTGGCAGCTGATTCAAAATGATAAAACTCCATTTTACTTTCTTCTTGGGTAATCTCTCCCTTTTCATTTTTAATCTCCTTACGCCCCTTCACTTTAAACCAATAGTCTCCAAAACGGTCTAAGGGAAAATATACTTCCATAACCCGGGATAACTGGAATTCCTCGGTTATCTTTGCCAGTAATACATTTTTCGATTCCGTATTCAACATAGCGTTATCATTAATAACCTTCCGCAGCAGCTCCATATGCTCGTGGAAATTATCCCTGTAGGCATCAAATAGGGTATTGTATAGAGGTCGAGCCTGCCCTCCAGTAGCTTTCTTTACTACTTCCCACTCAGCGTAGGCTTTCTCTAATTCCTGTTCTCGTTTTTGGACAGCTTTCACATCCCCGAGCTTCCTAGCACTAACTAGCGTTGTGTCCCCTTTCTTTGGGTCCATACTAAGAGCCTTTGCTAAGGTGTCGTTAGCCTTAAAGTTAATCTGAGACAATGTGCTCCTATTAACTACTCTCCCAAAAGCAGTCCTAACAGTCATTGTCCCCCCATCTATCTGCACTTTTGAATTCCCGAACTTCTTGTTGAATATCTTTATCTTATCGGTTACCCATTTCGCCTTACGTAACTTTGCATTTCGTCCCTGCGTAAGGTTATCTACTACCTTACCTAGAAGAATTACTTTATCGGCAATCTCAGGCGCCCCTACTTTAGGTCTTTTAGCCATACGCTCCAAGTCCCCAGTAGGCATCGTCTTAAGGACCCCTTCCAAAGCAACCAGAGACCCACTCTCCACCAGACTTTTTATAAGGTCCCTATCAAGCTTACCAGCATCCATGTCAGTAGCCAGTTGAGATAAATTTAAAGTCCGGTCAATGTCAGTAGTGCCCCCTATTTGACTACGGGCTACGAAAGCAGCAGGAAGGTTAATATTAGGAGTATTTACTAATATATCTGTAATCTGTAGCAAGTCTTTAAAACCGTCCCTAAACTGTGGCCCTAAGTTGAATAACTTAAGAAACGCATTATAAAACTTAGTAAGGACTCCCTGCTTCTCAGTCTTTACATCATAAACGCCGGGGATTGAAGCTAAGAACTGCTGCATTACGGGTTGTGTCAAACCATAAGAAATAAACTCCTTTAGGTCAGAGAAGGCATCTTTGACGTATAAATCATCCAATAGAGGTGTAGTGTTACCTGCAGCCTGTTTTGCTGTATACACCCTATACGCTCTATCCATAAGTTCTTGCATCTCAAACAAAGCCTCTGTTTCCCGGGCACTGAGACTGCGTTCCCCTTTATTTTTTTTGTCTAAAAAAACCCTAATCTTATTAAGTGTGGCAGGATGTACGGCTTCATGCAAGAACGTATGGATGTTATACCCGTTTTTCCCTGTTTGCTCGTTATTCAGTAAAAGTATTGTTCCTGTTCCATCCGTGTGCGCTAAATATGTCCCAACAGTTTCTCCTACAAGAGCTGTTTTTAACTCATCTGGATGCAGCTTTTTAACATCAATAAGGTCTTCCGGAAGGGCTACTAAGTTCACATTTTTTAAATGGGGTTTAAGTTGTTGTAGTAGTAACTTTTCAAAATTTGTACCTTTTTTCTCGATAAACGCTATTGCAGTTTTCATATCCTTGAAATTTTTCAACGACCCCCTTAAAGGGTTCCCCGTGAGTTTATTTTTTATATACTCTAACGGAGGTTTGGTGTTTTTCTTTTTATCCATATTAAGTGCGTTCTCTGCTCGCTCTGCTCGTTTTCTTTGCGCCTGCTCCTTTGCATCCATATTTAGGACTATTTCGTACGTACCGGATACGTCGCCGCCAAAATCATCCTCAACACCCTCCTTCAAGCTCTTCCCCCACTCTATTAATCGCCGTTGTTCACGCTCTTCCTTAGTTTCTACAATGGGTCCAAGATACTTAATGGCTAGGGCTAACATATCTGTAGACTCTGGAGCAACTCCGTTTTTTAACGCCTGCTTATATTTATTATCCCCTGCTTTCCCCTTCGCTTGCTCCTTTTTAAATTTAGCGATATGTTTTAACTTGGCCTCACTTAACTCTATCTCCTCCCCCCCATTAAGTACAACATCTTCTAGTTTTCGTAGAGGATTCATTGCTCGGTTTACAGCCTCAAGAAATACACCAAGAGCGTCAAGATTCTTTTGGGCGGAACGTCGTTCTTTAGTTTTAACCGTTAAAGGCATACGAGCCTTATATTTGGTCCATATATCAATAAATGGTTCTGCTGAACGTAAATGAGTGGCAAGCACCTGTCTTATGGTACCCGGCTGGGGTGTAGGAGCTACTAAAGGTGGGCTAATAAAATCAGATGGTATTCCCTCAGTCAAGGTCTTTAGTTCCTTAATACCCTCCTCTATGGCTTGTCTAAGAGCCCCTTCTTCCATAGCATCATTATTTTTTCGCTGCGATAGCGCATATAGACTGCCTTCTGTCGCCCCCCTATCTACCGCTTTTTTATAGGTATTAGGGAATTCATAGGCAAAAACGGCTACAGCCTCCTGTATACGAGAAACCGTTTTGTACTGTTTCGCAACTAGGTTAGGTAGCGGGTTTTTTTCTGAAATCTTAATGGGGATAACTGTTTTTTCTCCTTTATCCCCTCGGATTCCCCTACGTCCTATAGGCCCTAAGTGCACAGTCTTCCAGTATGGCTTGTCTAAGAGCCCCTCGCCATCTTCCCAGACATACCATCGAGCGCTGCCATCCGAGCGAAAGGTGTGTTTATATACTCTATGTTTACCCCACGTATGCGTTGCCTGTTCGTATAATTTTTGTGTTTCGTCTGATACTGTGGCTACTGGTGTAGGTGTTGTGGCTACTGGTGTAGGGGTTAGGTCTTCCTCTGTTACGTCTTCGACCGACGTTTCGGTTGCCGAGACTTGGCTACTTTTCTGACTTGGTTCGACGCTTGGGAGTTCTCTGCTTATGTTTTGCGTTACTGGTTTTTCGGACTTTTTTTTTGAGGTAGCATTAAGCTCATCTAGTCGTCTTACCAACAAACCTTTAAGCTTACTTAAATCCTGCATCTGCTGGTCCATTATTTGTTTCTCTGCAGCCGTTAAATTCATACCATAGAGAAAATCCTTAATCTGCTTCCTTTGGTGAAGTGTTTTTTTCTGGAACCCATAACGCCCCGGGTCACCCTGTTTAGCGTCCACAGGGCGATTTGTATCCCCATATAAAGCCAGTAACAGCCCCTGTGTTAAAGAACTCCTCTCCTCGGCAACCTTGCTGTCCATATCCATGAGTTGATCTCCTATGACAGTACGTTTAAGTCCCATTGCCTTTAACACATTAGCTGTTATTACCTGCTTCTTAGAAGCTTCCTCTGGATTATAGGGTTTTTGTATATCATCACGGTCCTTAAGGTACCCCTCTACTGCTATTGATGGATACAATCTACGAAGCTGTTCTTGGCTAGGAGCCGCAGGAGTCTCTTGCGGTGTAGAAGGAGTTGGGGTTATTACCTCTGCAGCCGCATCCTCGGGTGTAGGTCTTTTTTTGCGCGGTAGTGTATTATTTTGTACTCCCGCATTTAATTCCTGAGTGAAGATTTCTATAGCCTTGCTTAACTCCTGTATACTCTGAGCTTTCTTAATAGCTGTTTTAGCTTTAATTTGTAGTTGTTTATATCCAGCACTACCTACTAATATCCCGATAACATCTTTAGCCTCTGTATGTAATTCAGCCATAGTATCTAAAGCAGCTTTACGTAGCTTGGTTATTTGCTTCTTACCTTCTACTGTAGTGGTATCAGGTTGTTGCGGTACATTCCCAGCAGTATGCTCTTCAATGTATTTTTTATACTCCAATTCAAGATGTCTTGGTGGTCCCATTACTGCTGTTCCGGGGGGAGTTGGGCCAGCAAACAAATTTAACTGCCCCTTCGCATCTGCTGGGGGAGTTGGGCCAGCAAACAAATCTAACTGCCCCTCCGCATCTGCTGGGGGAGTAGTGTCTACGACTCCAAAGGAGGGCGGCGCTGCTGGGGGAGTAGGGAACCATGGAGTGTAGTCATTTACTCTATTTGCAACAGCAGCTTTTACTTCAGCTTCAACGCCTTTATCCTCTGCCTCGGCCATAATACGGGCAGCTTCTTGGTCGTCTTGCCTAGATTGTGCTGCCCATAACTCCTGTGCGGCGTCTTGAATATAATCAACTTCCTTCTCTGCGGCACTCCTAGTGTCTACGACATCCTCATCCTCAAGAAGAGCGAGTATCCTTTGGTATGAGCTAAGCTCCTCCGCTTTCTCTACATCCGACTCTACATCCGACTCTACATCAGATCCAGAACGTACCGCACCTACTCCACTACCAACAAAACCACCAACAATACCTTCAGCAGCAGTTTGTCCAGCTACCCCCCTCCAGATATCACCATCACCCATCCCTAAGCGGTCGGCGGCTATATTAGCAGCTAGTCGTTCTTGCCCACCTTGTAACGCTTCAGGCAGCATTTCCGTTACGCCCCCTCGTGCGGCAGCGAATATACGTCCGAGTATTTGTTTCTTAAGTGGTTTAAGGAGCATCGGTTCTGCGCCTGTTACAGCATCCAGAGCACCTAATAATCCACCTATGGCTATCTGGTCGAGGTTTTCACCTCCGTAACTCTGAGCGATATCAGCCATTTCCTTAGCTTGCTCTAATGAAATGTTCTTATCTTTTTTAGCATCTTCGAGTACTCCGTCATAGATACTACTTTTCACTAACCCAGCTCCTACTCCAGCCCCTAGCCCGGTCATAGCCTTTATACCTAACAGCCTACCCACTAAACCAAAAGGAAGTAAGGACCCCATCCCTTCAGCAATAGCATCTATTGGGTGGACCATAAACGCCTTCCATGCAGCTTTTACTTCAGCTTCAACGCCTTTACCCTCTGCCTCGGCCATAATACGGGCAGCTTCTTGGTCGTCTTGCCTAGATTGTGCTGACAGTAACCCCTGTGTGGCTTCTCGAATATAATCAACTCCTTGCGAAACAACATTATCAACACCATACAAGTCATTTAATACTGCTGCTTGTGCAGCACTAACAGGATGAGATGCACCTATAATACCCCTTAGAGGTACGTCAGCAACACTACGTAGAAAACCATCCCCTCCTGTTTCTGGTTCCGGCTCTGGAGGTAACTCCATCCCTAATTTTGCATAGAGTTCAGTCCGGGTAGTGCCTTCCGGAACGTTCCTTACTATCCGTCCATCACGTAGTTGCACGTTCATTATGGTAAATCTCCTTCATCAATAATATCTTCATCATCAGCACCATAATCAAGGTAGACACTACCCTCCGTATATTCTTGCATCCCACGTAATAATTCGAAAGTCTTCTTTTTTATCGCCGCGTCTCTTTTATCTGGGTCTGCATTGAGGATAGGGTCCAAAGCAATAATATTTACCGCCGCTTCTCTAGCCTGTAGGAACAGGACCTGCCGTCTATTACTTGCCGTGGCCTCTGCCTTAGCCCTTTCAACAGCTGTTGAAATTATATTTAGTTCTTTTAAAGCCTCTGGTTCAGACTTACCCGATGCCAATAAGTAGTCAAATGTACGCATTGCAGGTGAATTTTGCTGTGCACGCGCTACATCAAGCTGAGTTTGCCGAATACGCTCCTCATCCCGCCTTTCATCATAATGGTCTATAGCCGTTACACCTGCTTCACTTAACCCACCAAGAACTCGGTTCATTGTACTGCCGGGTACAGACCTACCCCCTTCCTTCATCATTTCGAACCCACCCTTTGTAACGCTATTCCAGAAATCTTGCTTCCGTTCACGTTCTTTCTTAGTTTCTATCTCAGCTTTTTCTTTTCTGATAGGTGGGTGTCCAGTTTCATCAACTTCATAGAAGGGATCGTTCCTGTAGTCATGTTGCTTCTGTTCATGCTCTAACTGGTTATCTATCTCAGTAGACGTCTTATCTAAGAGTTTAGTTTCAACTCCTTCTGCACTTTTAGGAACCCCATCAGTAGGTATATTAGCTGGGTGTGACGTACCCGGTATGTACGAGGAACCAGTAACGGGAACAGCGTTAGCGTCATACCCTAAACCTGTAGCGAATAGGTAGCCGAGCTTATCAAGTATTCCTTTTTCCCCAGTTTCATCCCACTTTTTTCGAAAGTCTTCTTTAGTTTCACCCCACTTGTTTCGAAAGTCTTCTTTAGTTTCACCCCACTTTTTTCGAAAGTCTTCTTTTCTATCGCGACGTGCTTGCTCCAGAGCTACCTGTCTATTCATTTGGGCATTAAAATCTTCCCGACTGTCCCAAGGTCCAGAAGTGTGGGTGAAGTCATGAACTCTGCGCGCTAAAGGGTGCCGCTTCAGATCGTTATACCACTGACGCATCATCCCCTCATAGTCCAGCACAGTGTAGTGTGATGGTATCTCCCTTTTGGATATTCCCCCATTAGCAAACCCAACCATACCCCCACCAGCAAACATACCTTGTGGTATTTGAGCACTAAGAAGCCCACCACTAGCTGCCATCTGCATACCCTGTGGCGGTTGACCTATACCTTGTGATGGTCCTTGTGGTGGCTGTCCTTGCCCCGGGTTAAGTAGTTGTTGTAGTACTGTAGGCTGTCCTGTTTGTGCGGCCGCTTGCTGCTCTTCCAAACGCTGTTGTTTCATAAGCGCAAATAACCCCGCGTCCTCAGGAACCTTCTGGGCTTTCATATCTTCAGTTAATTTTTGTGTATCCCCACCGTACATACGAAGTAAATCATCGGGGGTTGGGTTGACACTATACGGTGCAGCCATAATTAACTACCTCCTTTCCAATTTTGATACATACCCAAACCAGCTAATCCTGCTCCACCCAGCTGCGTAGCCAAAGAAGGAGGAGGCGCGTAAGCTGTAGAAGTACTTGATAAGCTCGGCATAGGAACACCACGTAACTGAGCATTATAAAAATTAAGCTGCTCTTTTGGATAATCCCGCTGTCGCAAGAAATCACCGTATGATTGGTCCATATACCTCTGATTCATATCCTGCATCTCTGCACCTGCTGTAGCTTGTGTTTGGAGTCTATTCATATCACTACTCTGCTGCATGTTACCCAATGCCCCCAAACCCTGAGCAGCGGCGAGAGCTTGTGCCCGGTTCTTATTAGCCAAATACCCCCCATATTGTGCAGAATCTTCTTCGAGTCGTGCTCCGAACTGCCTATCCTGTTGTCCTTGACCATACCCAAACTGATTCTCCGCAGCACCAAACTGTGACCCAAACTGCGCTCGTTGGGCAGCTTGACGTGCTTGCTCCTGTTGGCTTGCCTGTTCCTGACCAAAGCCAAACTGACTCTCCGCAGCACCAAACTGTGACCCAAACTGCGCTCGTTGGGCAGCTTGACGTGCTTGCTCCTGTTGGCTTGCCTGTTCCTGACCAAAGCCAAACTGACTCTCCGCAGCACCAAACTGTGACCCAAACTGCGCTCGTTGGGCAGCTTGACGTGCTTGCTCCTGTTGGCTTGCCTGTTCCTGACCAAAGCCAAACTGACGGTCTTGAGCATCTAATTGTGCTCCAAACTGCTGTTGACCTGCACCATGGGTAGCCCCAAACTGTCGGTCCTGCTGTCCAAACCCTGCCCCAAACTGCCTAGAACCTTCACCCATTTGTTGGGTATTCTGGTATCTGTTCTGTTCTTGTTCAAACGCACTTTGTCCTCTATCATATGCGTCCTGAGTCCCTTGAGCTTGAATAGTACCAAGCTGGGTTGCTAAGTTTCGGTCTCGTTCTGACTGAGCCAAAAGCTGCCTAGACCCACCATATGTACCTCGCCTACTTGCATCAAGATTCGCCCCTACATCCCTTATATCAGCATCCCGAACAGCCTTAGTTTTTAATACATCTATGACATTTTGCTGGTAGGGAGACATAAATTGCTGTGCTGTTCCCGGGGCAGTCCATGAGTTGTTATCAAACGTACTGGCTTCAAAATTACCTCCTTCCGTATTATATTGATTTTTACTAGTATCATACCCCTCTCCCCCTTCATACATGCCAGCTGAGTAAATATTCGTAGGGTCAATATTTGAGGCTGCCCTATACGTGCCAGCTGAGTAAATATTCGTAGGGTCAATATTTGAGGCTGCCCTATACGTGCCAGCTGAGTAAGTATTCGTAGGGTCAATATTTGAGGCTGCCCCATACGTGCCAGCTGAGTAAGTATTCGTAGGGTCAATATTTGAGGTTGCTACATACCCAGCTCCTTTATCATATGTACCCGGATTCCACTGAGTACCAAGAGCTTGTAAACCTACCTTCTGCGCCATATCGGTAGCCGCCCCATACTGGCCGGGACGTTGCATCTGTCCTGCCGCATCATGAGCCTTACGTTGCATGCCAGTGAAATCAGCAATGCGCTGACCCTCATAGGGCTCATACGGACGGTTAGACTCGCCCTGTGCCCTACCCATTAAGTCAATATAGTACGGTTTCGCGTACTCCGGTAAGTCAGTTTGAGTTATATCCTGACTCGTTGCAGTTGGTGGACTTGAACCTTTACCCATTTTAAACTCCTGAACCTGTAGCTTCTACAGGTAATTCATATGTATGCCACACTACTTTGTGACCATCGTCTTTAAATATTTTAGCCCATCCGGGTCGCCCCGTAGACTCTATAACATCACATCCCTTATCTTTTGCCCATTTCCGTAATAACGCTAACATAGGGTCTTTCCATGTATTTATATTAATCCCTCCAGTAAACACCATAGAAAGACTTGTCCTTTTTGGATAGTATAGCACTCCTGTTACTACAGCACCCTTAATAGCCTCATCATCGAAAGCCACCCATAAAGTGTGGTCATACTGTAATACTTGGTCTTTAATATCATCAGCTGTAAATCTACCATGCGTATACTCCGCAGCACTTTTCATATAAGGTTCAATCTGAGGCCAGACTTTTTCTACTTCTTCGCGTGGAATCATTGAAACCTGCATATTACACCAAATCACCTAAACCTAACTGTGCCGACGTATCATCTCCCGGCTCAGCTGTTTGACGGGCTTCAGTAACTCTATCCATCAAAGCATATAAGACTTTTGCCCCTCCTAACTCTTCAACCACTTCTTTAGGGAACATAACTTCTTCCCGAGCTAGTCTAATTTCTTCTCCTTCTACTGCAGCAGGGATAGAGTCACTTGTACCATCCCCCGGCCCTTGAATAGGTATACCACCCAACTGAGCTAATAATTCAATCCCTGCCGAGCTACTACCATTACCTATTTCAGAAACAGTACGGGCATCAACAATGAAAGAGCCGTCTTCAACCTGTCTTAGCCCTGAGTCTAGTTGAGCTAAACCACCAACATCCCCACCTTCAGCATACCATGTTTTAGTTCTACTACCGCCCGAAGCCGGTACCTTCCCCATATATTGGTCCTGACTCATATATTTTAGATAGTTCGGGACTGAAGCTGGCGGAGGCGGAGCCTTATATACTGAAGCTGGCGGAAGCGGAGCCTTATATACTGAAGCTGGCGGAAGCGGAGCCTTATATACTGAAGCTGGCGGAAGCGGAGCCTTATATACTGAAGCTGGCGGAGGCGGAGCCTTATATACTGAAGCTGGCGGAGGCGGAGCCTTATATACTGAAGCTGGCGGAGGCGGAGCCTTATATACTGAAGCTGGCGGAGGCGGAG